CTGTTCAAACTTACGAATGAATGTGTACCAAGACGTCACATGAACACAGAAGCAATTTAGCATTGTCGTTACATATGAACCAGACTCATTACCACCATTAACAGTGTAAAGATCTCCGTCCATATTGTGTATCGTAAAGCTAAGTGTTTGTGCGATAGCTTCTTGAACTTCGGGTGGTTTGTTGTATAGTGTGGTGCGCACGAAACGTTGGATCAAGTCGGTAGGGATGGTCTTGTCAAGGCTCTCAAAGTCGGTGCTGATGAGTTCTCCTACACCTCTCTCCATCTGACGGTTGTAGTGTGTAGCGTCTAGGTATGGATTATAACCAATGGCATAGATGCAGTCGACGTGCTTCCTGATCATACTCTCAAGGATGTATCCAAAGTACTTCTTTAGGAGCATGTTTATGGACAGATCTATCTCATTGAATAACCGTACCTTGCCTTTGTAAACTTTTTCCTTAGGCAAAAACTCTACTTTGGCATTATCCCTGCAAACGATTGTCACAGGTTCGCCTTTGTCAATACTTGCTTCGTAGCTGAAGTAATCACTCAAGAGTTCGTTTCCAGCGTCAGTTAAATCATTTACTCTGTAAAATGGACGCGTGTGCGTGTCACTATTGGAACAATTCACAAAGAGCGGTTCTTTTGTGTGGATTTTGTACTTCAGCTTCATTTTCGGACCGGCTGATGTTGTTAGGTCCAGTCCTTTCAAGTTTCCAAAACCATTGATGATCCAATTTATACGGAGGTCCTGGGGTTCTGCGTAGTTAATTTCATAGTATGTTTTCACATACTCACACGTTATGTCGAGGAGCCGTTTGTCATACTGCCCAGAGGTCTCGGTTGAGAGAGAATACTTCACGGCCTGGGTGAATAGTGGAGACGGTACACCGAATCTGTCCTTGACCAGATTTGAAGAATCTAGTACTCGGGACATGTCAGTGCAAGATGGAAGAGACGGACATTCCTCTATTGTACCAGCCACAGATAAGAATACCTTCTTATGTTTCGGGTTGGAGTACAGGTGTAGTGCCCGTGAGTATCCAACTACATTCAAATCAGAAACTCTCTCAAACCTAGATCTCTTGTGAGGTAGGTTCAACTTCATACGAGTGTAATAATCTATGTTTCCAATTGTAAATTCAGTTTCTGACTCTGACTCAGATTCGGTTTTTTTTGGTACTTCAACCACTATCTGAGGTTCTTCCTTTGGGGATTCTACAATTTCATCGGAGGGTTTGATCTCTGAAACAGCGGACTCCATTGAGTTGCTGCTGTATGAAAAGTCCGCAGATGTAACAGCGGAGAAAAACATACGGGACAGAAAGGCATGATATGCATTGTGTAATCCAATGATCCTATACTCATTGTTGACTTCAACCACTAGAGGCAGTCCGCAGTCTCCATCTCTTAGTGTGTTTCTAACACTTATAATGGAATACTCCAATATCTTCTTGGTGGGACAGTAGCGTTTGTTTCCAGGATCAGTCATATCTTCAACCTTTTCGTGGTATCTAGCTTTGGAGGTGGTAGTAGAAAACTCCCCTGGTATAGGTCTGATATACATCGCCTCCACTACTTGTGGTGGCATGTCCTTGACGAACATATTCGTTATATCAGAAAATGAAGGAAACGTCTTATCTGTGACTTGTATGATAGCTAAGTCTCGGTCTCTCATGAGTTTTACTACTTTGGCGCTGTATGTCTTGTCTGCGCTGTCTACGCTACACGTCTCACCTTCAGCATCAAACATGTGAGAGACAGTCATGAGTAGGTTAGCCTTGTATCCCAGAGCATAACACCTGCCGATTCTACCAGAGTTTGTCACTCTACAGTAGTGTTTCGCCAGTTTTTGGTGTATGTGTGTTGTTCTGAGTGAGGGATTTACCAGGTTTCCAAGAGTGAGTTGATTCGGTGCACTCGAGGAGAGTGATATGATCTTGGCTGCAAGTTTGGGCTTCTCGGTTATAAACCGTTCGACTTTTTGTTCATCACGGATGTTGTCTAAGAAGTTACTTCGAGCAAACATAGCCGTGTCAGCCCAGTCTTCGTACACGTTGCGCAGGGATTCTCGATCAGCCTGTTCACGAATGTCACGAAGGGCCGATAATCCGGTATCCGTGGTACGCCCACCCTTGCGCATAGCATCCCAGAACTTGTCCTTAAGATGGTTTATGCGGTTAAAGCGTTCAGAGTCCACTCCGTTCTCTTCATCAAGTGAGTTAGGTCTCACTACATTGAACATCTTCTTTATCGCGGACACAGTCTTGAATAATGCATAAAGTCCAAGTAGGGCCGCCAAGACTTTGATAATGAAAGGGCTCCACGAGAAGTTAGATTTTGCATCTTCAACTTCCTTTTTGTGTGCGTGTAGCAGAGCCATATTCTTCCACTGTTCGGATTCCCAGTTCAGCTTGATGTAAGATACAAGAGCTGCATAGGTGTCGAGGTCAAAATCGGTTGGTACAATTGGTTCCATTATAGTATTCTACTATAAATGGTTCCAGTGGTACCATTCTAAAATTGACCCCCTGTTCAATGCGGAAGTTGTTCATATCGTGTGTGATGACTATATCATCTCTCACTTCAGGTGGGAAGTAGAGAGTGCTACCTACGGCAGCAAACACGCGATTTCCGATCGTTAGCGATACAGTCACGCTGGGCAGACGTTTAGCTAGGTATACTACCATGCCCTCGAAGTTCATCTCCACATGCGTCATGTCTTCTACAGACGCAGCAGGCAAAAGATGAGAGGGTGAAGGTACCCTCTTGAATGTTTCCACTAGTGCAGGGTTTACACTTATCTGCTTAGTGAAAAATGCCTTTATCACGCTTTGTTTGGATGAAAACAACTGCCTCAATTCTGAA